TCACCTCCTGAACCTATGAATATTTTACATCCACTTTTATTTAATATAAAATCTTGATTTTGATCTGGATATGTGGTTGCAGTAATATCAGTTAATTGTGATCCATTAATATAAATTTTTACTCTATTTGCAGCTGTTCCTTGACTAGAATCATAAGCTACTACGACATGATAGAAAGCTGAAGAATCACGATATAGTGCATCAGATGTTATCTGTCCTTGAGTTGCTGCGTTAGAACTTGGGTGATGTAAAAATTTAAAATTATCACCATTTTCCATACCTATAGTTAAATAACCACCACCCCAACCAGCAGGATCATAAGCACCTGTAAAAGCTGTGTGTGAACCAAGTTTTGTTCTTTTTACCCAAGCACTCATAGTACATTTATCTTCATTTGTAGCTGTACCATTAGTACGATACATATGTGCTGATGCTGATTGATTATATCTAGCACTATTAGCTATTTGATGCGTATAGAAACCAGTTGCACCAGCTGCAGATTTAAACATAAAAGGATTAGAGAGAGGTCCACTCATAAATTAAATTACTCCGTTACTATGAAGGTGTTGCAAATGCTAATTGAGGTGCTCCTAATAATATACTATTTGAAGCATCTACGAAATATGGAATTAAATCTATAGAATTAGCAGCTGTAGATATTGTTCCAGTTGTTCCTGCTGGCCATTCGTAATCAGAACCTGTTGATAAAGTTCTACTACCTGTACCATCTTGTATTAACACAATTATTCCACTTTGTCCAACACTTTCTGTACTTGGATTAGCTAAAGTTACATTTCCTGTTGCTGTTAGTACAAAGTTTTGGTAAGTGTCATAATCTAATGTTACGTTACCAGATTGAGAGCCAGCTGTCTGTGTTGAACCTACAGCACCAGCACCCAATAACAATTTACCAGCAGCAGACATGTCCATGGTTAAAGGAGTTACAGCACTACCACCATCATCTCCTTTGAATATAATATCTTTATCTTGTACACTAGAAGTTACCACAGCATCAGAAGAACTGTTACTGAAGTCAAGTATTGCTGTGCCACCTGATTTAAATGTTACATTGTTACCTGCAGCATCTAATACAATGTCTGCTCCAGAGTCTAATGTTACAGTAGTACCAGCAAGTTCAGCAGTACCGTCTGCTGTTATTTGTATGTTACCTGCAGCAGCAGCTGTGTCGGTTGTTTCTATTGTTAATGTACCGTTTGTGCCTACAGTAAATACAGCAGTATCATCTGTAGAGCCTGTCATGGTTATTACTTTACCATTTACAGCTACATCATCTACAGTCAATGCTGTAAGTGTGCCTAAACTTGTTACGTTAGCTTGTGCAGCAGTAGACAGTGTACCGGCTATGCTACCACCGGATACGTTGATACCTGCACTAAATACAGGGATTTGATTCATGGTTACTACACCATCTGAAGCTATAGTTATTGCATCAGCATCGGAGGCAGAACCTATTGTGCCACCGTCTTTGATAAGTATGTCGTCTTTAAATGTTACGATACCACCTGAAGATATTATCATTGCATCTGCAGCAGAAGCAGAACCTATTTGACCATCGTCAGCTATTTTAATATCATGGTTAAATACAGCTGTACCTGCATCGGACATATCTAAAGTCAGTGCTGTTATATCTGAACTACTATCAGTTCCTTTAAATATAATGTCAGCATCACCAGCTTGTGCATCTATAGTTATGTTACCAGAAGAAGTTGCAAGAGTTACAGCAGCATCACCGGTTGATATATCATCAGCAGCTGTTGCAGAACCTATGTATGTTTTAATTCTAGAAGCAGCAACTTTTCTGTTTGTACCACCAGCACCATCGTCAATAATAAATAAATCAGCATCGGCTATGCCAGCACCAATGTCTGTAGCACCGTCTATATCTATAGCAGCTACAGGTAATGTTCCTGAGTCTCCAGAACCTATCAAGTTACCTGTTGCTGTAGGCAATGTCAACACTGCTGAACTACCTGCAGAGTGTGCTGGACTTTTTAACTGTACACCATGAGAGTTATTTTCACAGTTAAATTGAATTGTACCCGGATTGGTGTTTCCTTTGATTGTTACATGACCTGTGCCTTTTGCTGCTAATTCAAGATCAATGTTTGAATCGTCACCTGTTGCTGATAGTGAAGGAGCACTGCCTGTTGCAGCATTTGTAATATCAAATTGATTTACAGCAGATGATGTTGTTTGGAAAATGATTTGTTCGTTACCGTTTTCATCACCGAGGAAGTGTGCATCGTCTATTAATATGTTTTGAGAATTAGTGTCTAAGTTACCACCTAATTGTGGGGATGTATCTTCTACTACGTTAGCTAAATCTCCACTTGAACCAGTACCAGCAATAACAGTGGCTCTTGTTATTTTTTTAAGACCACCACCGGAAGCATCAACAGCTAAAAGAACGTCACCGGATGCAGCAGTACTAATTTCTGCTAAATCTGTAACGGCTATAGGATTAAAGTTAGTTCCATCTGCAACAAGTATGTGCCCTGCAGTGTTTGTGCCCATTACCAAATCGTCACCAGTTATTGTAAGGTCACCACTTACAACTACGTTACCTGCTACTGTTAGTGCACCACTAGCTAGAGTCATTAAATCTGTATCGTCAGTATGGCCTATTGTTGTTCCGTTAATTACAACATCGTCAATATCCAATGATCCACCGGTAATTAATCCTGTTGTTGTAATAGTAGAAGAACCCGTATCAATAGTTCCAAAACCAGATGTAATTGAACCAGAGTCTAGAGCACCAGTTGTTACAATACTAGAACTACCAGCTACAACACCATAAATTGAACCAATGGCTGTGCCACCTATTGTTATAGCATCTGCTTCCAATGTTCCGTCTATATCAGCATTTCCAGATATATCTAAAGTTGCAGCATCTAATTCACCGGATAGAGTAATATTAGTAGCACCTGTAATAGCACCGTTTAAAGCTACAGCACCATTTATGTCTATAGTAGTGGCAGCTATTTGTATTTCTGTATCGGCTACTAAGTCAAGCTGCCCGTCAGCAGAAGAATATATGTACAGAGCAGTATCTCTAAACTGTAACTTTTCTGTAGTTGATAATAGTATGTCATCAGAAAATTGAAAGTAATCTTCATCTTCCATCCATGTAAGTACACCATCTGCTGATTCCCCATCAAATGTCATTACAATATCTGTGCCAGCTGTTCCTACTCCAAATGTTGGTGCAAGAAACGCTGAGGCTACTTGATCAAACTCTGCATTTAAGTCTGATGCTTCAATTGTACCTCCGTCTACTATTCCTGATGAACTCTGCCTAGTATAAACAGCCATCTATCTTCTCCCTCCCGGTGTAAATTCTAGCTCAAAACCTTTTATAGAAAAAGGAATGTTACTACTTGTATCTGTTATCTTTAATGCTACAGCAAAGCCAGAGCCCTCTACAGCTTGTCTTGTTATTGGTAAATCACCTTGTCCGTATGCTGAAGTACCATATATACCAGCACCATAATTAGCACCACTTCCTGATGTTGTTAAAGTAAACACATCTGGTTGTGGTGTATTAACATCATCATAGTTATATCTTACAAACATACTTGCAGACACTGCACCTTCAGGTTTCCAGTTAAGATTTACTCTTTGCATATTTTTTCTAACACCCGGATCGCCCATTGTTATATCTGGTGAACGGTATGTTGCATCAATGTTTACTGTTCCTCCAGCCCTTGTAAATACATTTCCTGAATCTTGTTTATAGATATACCCATCATAACCACCATGTATTACTGTTTCTACGTTAGATATATAGTCAGAGTCACAAGATGATACCTTTAATCCTTTTATATCTGCATATTCAAAACCCATTTGCTGTGCATTGGGATTCATTTTAATTGTGGCAATCAGCCCTTTTTGTACTGCCTCTAAACCTCCCGTTAAAGGGTAAAACAAACGGTACTGTGATTTATCTCTTATTACTAGAGAGGTAACATTATCGTAAGTGATGTCATTAATTCTGTCTTGGATTTGCTTAGATACAGTTCCAAGTTCAACGTCACCAATTCTTGTAGTACCAGCAATTGTTCTAATTCCGTCTGCAGATAAGAATATAATGTCACCACCTAGCTCCTGTATTGAATGGTGGGCTATAGTACCCACGTTTTTTGCTACCTCGGCAAGTGCAAAGTTACTTGAACTTGTCCCTGTTACTTTATAAATTTTTCTTTGGCAAAATATAAATAACTCATCACGGAAAACTTTTAATCCAGTAACTACATCACCAACTTTTATTTCACCAGCCCCTGTATCAAAATCATCCTCTGTAAATGGGCCAGAAAATATTACAGAATGTGTAGAGTTAGACATGCCACCGTAGAACATATGGTTAGCAAAAGATTTTACAAATTTAGGGTTAGTAGGAGCTGTACCTCCATCTGTAGCATTTATTATATCTTCACTGTAACTTGTGTCAAGGGTAAAAGCTGCAGCTGCTCCTGTAGCAATGATTATCTTATCTGTACCATTATAATTATATTTGTCAAAATCGTATGTGTAACTTGTACCTTTACTTGTAGCCCTACTTGTCCAACTGCCACTTGTTGTTCCAGTATATACAGTGCCACCTCTTGCTGCAATTACAAGACCGTTAAATATTACAGATAGTAGTATTCTCTCATCTGCAGTTGCTACTTGTGGCACAATTGTAGTATTGTATTTTGTAGTTCCATTTAACCTTCTGTATCCACCAGTTATATCTGGCTCAAAATTAGACAGTTGTAATGCTTCACCCGGTTGCATGGTAAACACATCTTTGTTGAGAATAAGACCCCCAGCACAACTTGCGGTAAAAGGTTTTTGATAAGAACTATCAGGCATTCACGTGTATCCTTGTATCTGTCATGTATGTTTTAGTATTTATGTATTCTGTTCGTATTATCTGCATTTGGTTGTTAAACTCTCCCAAAGCCATTTGTGCAGCCTGTGGATCAGATCGCAATATATATGCATAGTATTTTGCTCTTGTAGTTATTACAGATTTAAACCTGTCATCTAAATCCATAGTGTCCCCATGTGCGGATAAGTCTGTATGCACTTTCCAATATTCGTATTGTATTTCATAGTTGCTTTGATTTGGTACAGGAGATAGGCCAAACTTCTTGTCTTGTGTAGGATAAACATAATCAGGAACACCTAAAGAGTCTTTAGAGTTAGTTAAATCTGTTTCTAAAAATTTACTGTTCCAATTATCATAGGTCATATATCTTAATTTTTTTACAGGTATATTTTCAGATATTCTTACATAGTCTACATCTAATTGTACCCCAGATGCAGTTTCAAAATAGATATATGTTGTTTGTGTTGTTGCTGTAAATGTTGTATCTAAAATAGCACCTTCCCCAAAATTTTCTACAGATTTTGTTGTGCTTAAAACTTCTCCCCCGCTTGCTGTGGTGCCTACTTTTATAGCTAAAGTGCTTGTAGAACTGTTAGGACTCATAACCCTAACTTGTAATTTATATGTTGTATTCTTTACTGTTGATATAGATTGGTACGCTGCTGCATCATTTAAGTTTAGTCTACCGTTACCACTACTGGTATAAGATGGAGAACCATCCCCTGTAGTCCATCCAGTTATGTTAGATGTAAACTCTCCGTTTGTTACTAACTCTTTTGGTACAAGTCTAAATGTATCCCAATCCATTTTTCTATATGCAAGATCACCACTTTGAGGTGAAGCTGAAGATGGTAGGGCATATGTTCTTTGTCCAGTAGTTGTAATTTGTTTTGTAGATTTGTACAGATCAGGTATTTCTGATAGAGAGTTATATACTTCATGCATAGCTTTTACTACAAATTTTTTCACAGATGTTTGTATTCCTCTGCTACTAGAAAAGTTAGAGGATGTTAATTCTGCCTCGTTTAATTCGTTTAGTACGTTGTTTACTAATGTTAAATATGTTGTTGCCATTAGTTTATCCCCATTGTTTTCTTGCTTTTATTTTTGCCTTTTTAGATAATTCACCGTAATGAAATAATTTTATAGAACTTTTAGTATGCGTTTTACCAGAGTGTAATGTTCCGTCAGACATTTTATGCATGCCACCCCTATGAACTTTACCTTGTTTAGTATAATGATTTACACCTTTCATTTAACAATTCCACTTTCGTAATGATTTATTAATTCTTGAATTAGGATCTCTTTTTTTCTTAGCACCTGTTAATTTCTTTTTCATTCCACTCATTCTTGCACAGAAACTCTTTCTTCTGTTAGCTGCTTTTGATCCTTTTTTTAATTTGGATGGCTTGGTCGTCACAGCTGTTTTTAACTTTGATCCGGGGTTAGCTTTTCTATAGGAAGCTACTCCTCTTTTATTTAATCCACCGGATTTAGACTTACCTTCTTTTCTTTGCCAAGCTGGAGTTTTAGCCACGTTTTGTTTTCCTTTTACTTTTTTTTCTAAAAGTTGCTACATTTGTTGGTTTACCACCTACACCTTGTGCTTTTGATCTTTTTCTCTTTACTGCAGATGCTTTTTGTGATGTTGTCATTTTTTTTGCTTTTGCTAATGGGACACATTTTGGATATTTACGTTTAGATCCCTTGCTACGGCCACAAGGTTGATACTTACCTTTTTTCTTCGGTGCTCCTATATCTACCCATTTTTCATCTATCCATTTACGTAAACTCATGCACGTTTTCTTTTTCTTTTAGTAGTTTTTTTTGAAGATTTTGGTTTAATTCTACCTGAACAAACTCCAGAAGCATACATATTAGCATAGGCACTTGGATATACTTTAAATTTTCTTTTAGCAGCTGATTTACCTTTTGCACATAGTTTAGCCATTAGTTATCCAATTTTTTTAATATTAAATTTAATGTTTGTGTAATGGATTTTAAACGAATCTCCATTTCTTCTATTTTTTTGTCTGCATCAGTTTTAGGCTTATACACCTTTTGTGTAGATCTTAAATCTATTGTTGTCATAAATTTGCCTTTATTTAAATTGAGGGAGAGGAATAGCCCCTCCCCCAAAGTTATTTAGTACTAACTTGCAGTATCGTGCTGAGAGTCAGTATTTGTGTCAGTTTCATTTACTCCTGAAACATCACACATAACAGCCCACACTCTGATTTTACCAGCAGATGAATCTGCACCACCGATAAGTATGTCTAAAGTATCTGCAGATGCTGCTACGTGTCTAGCAGTTGCAGTCAATGTACCATAGCCTGTTGCGTTAGTGTCACCGTCAACATAAATGTCAACGTCTCCACCTGTAATACCTAAATCCATAGTAGCAGAACTAGAAAGTGCAGTTATTACTTCTATTCCAGCTTCCATGATTAAAGTCTCTGCAGGTATGTCTAATACTTGTAGAACATCTCCATTATCAGGGCCAGTATCACCTCTGATTGCGGATAAATCAATTGTGTTCTCAACTAAATAAGGTACCCTTCCATTAGAAGGATGACCTGTTGTGCCACCGGCACCGGTTACATTTAATGTACCCATTTTATATAATCCCTTCTAAATTATGAGTTTAAGTCTACGACACCAGTGAATACGCCTTTGTATCCATCACCGGAGCCACGAAGTACCTTACGACCAAATACGTGAAGACCACGAACTATGTCAGAGAAACTATCTGGATCACGTATTACTTCTGTTTTAGCAATATGTGAAGCAGTAGCCACTGCAGACATATGTCCAAACAACACATCAGCTTCACCTGATGTTGATGATGGTCCAAATGTATTTGCTGCTGCAGTTCCTGCAGATCCAACAACCATAACATTAGTCTGATACAGAGTAAAACCATGTATCTTTCTGTCTGTTACTTGGCCGTTGAATAAGTTAGATGGACCACCTGTTACAGATGCATCCATTACTTTTGAGTCAGCCTGTCTTAGTATTTCAAAGAACTGAGGGCTGGCACAAAGCCAACGGTTTTCACCCGGAACGTCATTGTCATCTAGTACACGAGCTGCTGTACTAATGTAGTTTGCTATTTCGTTACCTGTGTTACCAGATATAGCAGAACCTGCAGCTCCTAAAGCAGTTGCATCTGTTGCAGCTCCATCATTAATTGCAGTTAGTACGTTGTAGTCGTAAGATTTCTTCAGAGCATAAGCACCTGAAGATGTTGCAAGAGCCTCAAAGTTTACATGTGATTGTCTTTCTTCTATGTCGTCAACTTTAAATGCAAAATAATTGCCTTGATCAACTGTTAATTGAATCTGATCATCAGCAAGTGTTTGTGTATTTATTGTTTGTCCACGACCATAAGAAGCCACAGTAACTGTTGGTTCTTTTAGAATGTTTACAGTATCACCAAAATTCTCAATTTCTCCGGTGTAATCGGTATTTGTAATAGCTTCAGCAACCGATGCTCTACGGAAATATTTAAGAACTTTTTGACTGTAAATAGCTGGTGCCCAATTACCTGAAGGTAAATTCTGATAACCGGCTGCCGATCCCATTGTAGCCATATTTATTGTTCCTTAAAGTTACGCTGATTGATCAACTCTGCCTTCTCTCATGGCAGCGTCAATATCAGCTTCATATTTCTCAAAGTCCCAAGGTTTCATAGATTGTATTTCAGACATCTTCCAAACTTTTTTATTTCCAGAGTTTACACTCGTAGGATTTGTTTTAGTTTTTAGTACTGCCTGAGCTGCATCTAATTTACGATTTGAGACGGCTTTATTGTTATTTGACGAAACACCCACATCAGCTTTGTATAAATCAACAGTGCGAATTGCCCATTTTGGATCAGTATTGTTTTTACGAATACCATCCGCTATGCTGGCAGGTTGTTCCTCAAGCCATG